TTGTACATCGCCAAATAAACCTTAGCCATTTTGATATGCCTCCATCAAGTTATCCATTTGTTTGATAATGTCATCATGGATTGATTGCAGTTGCTCAAGCGTGAGATTAGGGGCTTTAAGCTCATATTTGCGCATGCGTTGGTTGGCAAGCTCCATTTGTAGTTTTTCTAAGCCTGCTGCCTGCGTCAAAATAAGATTTGTGGCGGTCTTATTATCCAGGCGCGCACGTTGTGCAAAGTCTGAGATATATCGACTGCACTCACCTTCATAATTTGCTGCTTTAAAGGCTTCTGCCGCGGCTTGACGCTCACGGTACTCACTCTCAAATCTCGTCCAAGTGCTGTAGATTTTTGCCGCGTGCTCGTCGATGTTGGCGATAAGGCGAGTTTGGGTCTCGGCTAAAAGTGCGGTTAGTTTTTCGGGTGAAATTACCCACGCCTTACCGCTCCATTCTTCAAGCTCGTTCTCGGGCTTTATTAATGTGTAACCCTCTGGAATTACGCCAAGCTCACTAATTTCCATGGATTTTTTTGTTGATGTTGAATAAACGGTTTTGCCGATATGGTTTTCAATATATTGCCACTCGTCACTTGTCCATTTAGCAACAAAGCCTTCTTTTGCTTCCGGTGGGGTGGTATCAACACAACCAGCAGGCATTAAATAGATACCATTTTCGGCTTCTTCGGGGGATAAATCTGCGTCCGTTTGCCCAACATAAATACCTTGCTCATCTAATTGGCATACTTTTTTTGTTAATGGGTAAGTCATAATTTGTCCTTAATATTTTATACAGGCTAATAGTGCGATATTACGAGGTCTATTTTCGTTTGCGGTTGGTACAACACGAGATGCGTCGAATTTAAATCCAGTAGGTAGATTATTCCCACCATTATTAGGATCTCCAGTCCATTGTTTATTCCCTCTTATTAAATCAAAAGCTCCACTTGTCTCTGCGAAATCAACAAATTGTTGTGCCCAACTACCTTTAGATGTATCAAACGCACCAGTAATATTACGTATTGCATCACCTTGAGCAGTCCCCAATCTACGCCCAGCATCAACATTGCGACCATCATCTAAACATCTCAAAAACTCCCCACGTAAGTCTGGCAAATTAAATGTTGTACGTCCGTCACCCGCCCCGAATGTTGTGCCGATTGCAGCAAATAACGCGGCATAAGTTGTACGTGAGACGGCGGCACCGTTGGCTTTCAACCAACCACTGGGGGGGGTTGTTCGCGCGAAAAAGGCAACTTCGCCCACTAGTTCCGAAATTTGAACGGAATTATTTAAAGACTTACCCCTCGATGTGCTTACATCCCCAGCGGAATAAAAGTCGCCATTATGTTCGAAGCCCCAATTTTTACTTGTACCGTTATCTTCAATGAGGTTAATAATGCCTCTGCCAAATCCGTCCCCATCGCCTTGTTTGGTCGTGTAGCCAAACGAAAATCCAGCGCCATAACGTCCTCTTGAGCGGACTAAACCTTTTATAAATGGGTGGTAGGTATCTTTGTCTTTTGAGCCTGTAGATTCGACTATAAAAGGCGCACCGCTTGAGTATTGAGACGAATAAGCGCCTTGTCCAAAATGAGTGGACGCAATACCGACTGTGTGCAGGATGCCCGTTAACCTATCACCTGATTTAGATACTCGACTATTCGCATTATTATTTGCTGCATCTGCTTTCGACACACCATCATTTGCTGTACGTTGTGCCGCATCTGCTTTTGACACACCATCATTTGCCGTGCGTTGGGCATTATCTGCAGCATTTTTGGCTTCCACTCCTTTGTCATAAGCTGTTTTAACCGCGGCACTGGTTGCGACGGTGTCTGCGCTGTTGCTATTTACTGCAGAGGATTTTTTGCTGTTAGGAATAACATTGCCAAGCGCACGTGTATTGGAGTCAATAAGCTGTTTTATCTGATAGGCTGTTTTAGGCGTTAAGGCCAAATCCTCACTTTGGCTATCGTAGCCTGTGTAGAGTTTGGTTATCCCATATTGAGTTAATGTCGCCTGAGCAATCTCACTTAACGCAAACCCCCAGCGTACCCAATATTGGGAGTTTGATTCATTCGGGCGGTTGTTTTTACTGTCTTTTAATGCACGGTAGCTTACGCCATCAAACTGGATACAAGAGCCTTTTGTATAGTTTTGTGTGGCAGACCACTCTGGCAAGCCTCGTTGCATTAAATAAGTATGTTTTTCGTCAAGGCGTTTAAACAAGAAGTTAAACCACTCCATCGGTGGGATTCCTCCTGTTTGTTCAAAGGAAATTCCCCAACCACGCAATAAGTCTGGGAAATTATCGACCTCGCCTTGTTTTGCAGATGACGCAAAAATGCTTTCATCTGGCTTATTTACTAATGCCATATTTGACCTCTATATTAGGTTAAAAAGATATTGCACACCTGCTTGGCGTGGCAGAATATCTAGGTGATTGATTGCGAATTTTTTAAAATCAGATGTGCTAGTACTTGGCACAGAGATAGAGACGGTCATATCGTAGTTATCGACAATGTGGCAGCCTTCGCCAAAAATAAATAGGCACGCCTCAATCAAGTTTGGTAGCGTGCCTATTTGGTAGTTTTTGAGGATTCTGCATTTAATCAGGAACCGATAATCATCATCGGATAATCTGACGGAATCAGACAGTGGGTCTCGTTTCCGATACCATTGCGCACCGCCTAGCCTTTTTTTGCTAAATCCCAGTGCATTAGGTGAATTGCGGAAACCAAAAAATTTACGCAATTGATAGCCATTAATAACCCTAAATTGCCCAACGTGTTTACCAACCAAATCAAGCTGATGCCCTGTTGCTGTTTCAATATTCAACACATCTTGCAATCGATATAAATCGACAAACCCTTGCCCGATAATGTTTTCAAATAGCTTAATCGTTGAGACGGCTTTGGGCTTGTTTCGGTATTGCCAAATCAACAAATCAGAATAGCCCATTATTCCACCTCAATGGTTATATCCGTTGCTAAAATTCGGATTAATTCACGTGGTTGTGCGGTAATGTTTTCCGTGGTGAGAGACTGCCCTTTGCGTCCAATTTTTAGTTCTTTTACCCAGAAACCACCCACTTTATTAATTGGCGAATAAAGCCGGGAAAGTGAAAGATTTTGCCCGATGCCAAAACGTTGAATGGATAATAATCGTTTGATTTCATCCTTATCTACTTCAGTAAAATCTTCGTATCGAACACAACGCATAGACACTTGCACATCAACAGGCGTTGCACGGTCAAACCGTAATGCTCTACGCTCGCCATTTACCGTTAAAGTTGTTTCTGTAGCACCTTGCAACCCGACCCCAGCCCCTTTATTTTCATAAATAACGTGAGCGATTTGCTCATCTGCCCCGCCATCTACAATAATATTCAAGGAGTTAGGCTCAACCCCATATTTATCACGTTGTTTAGTATTATTTTCTAGCACTTTAACCTGTCTAACATCAGGCAATGCGGCGATTTTTGACTGGATAGCATCAGCTGAGTTTTGCGCATTTTTGGTTCGGCTGATGAAAAAACGTTCTCGTAATTGCAAGTCGGTTTCTTCTTCCTCGCCAATTTCTGCATTTTCGAATGTGGTTGCCGAGGTAAGGCCAAGCGTAACGGTCTCAATGGTCAAATTCGTGTTTTTTATGAGATTAAACGCACCTAATTCTTCGCTGCGGAAGTCCGCACGAGCAGAACCATTGCTATCTAACTGCACATCTGCCGTTAATACCCACCGCACTTTATGTGGGTCAGACACTACAATCCCCGCATAAAGGTAAGTTAATGGCTCCCCTGTCAAAATCACTGAGCGTAAATAGCTATAACTTGCCGCTCGTCTTATTAATCCTGCATAAGCAACTCGCTGATCGAGCCAAGCACCTGTCGCAACATCAGGATCTAACTGTCGATACACATTCTCGGCAAGCTCCTCAATATCCATTTTCATCTGAGCAAGTAAGCCGACCATCTGCCCATCTGGCGAGTTGGGTGATAGGTCGATATTCTGCCCATAGATTTGTCTAAATCCATCTTCAAATCGTGCCACGATTTCGTTTAATCGCTCAATTTGAATGCCTGTTTCAATCAGTTTTGCCATATTTTCTCCAATAAAAAACCGCACTCTGTTTCCAAAGTGCGGTCGATTTCACGTTATATTATTGAATGTGGTTAATTACACGCTGCCAAGTAATGCGATTAGACTCAATGAACGGTTTCACTAATCTTCGCATTGTTGCGAGTGCGTCTTTGTGTTGTTGGCCATATTCTTGCCAATAACTATACACAGCAGGGTGTAGGTTACTACCGATTGCATTGAGCGGTTTCTCTAGTTGCCCTAGCAAGGTATTCATTTGTTTATGCCCGAACCATAGCCAAACCAATGTTTCGAGTTCAAATTCGGTAAATTCAAAAGAGAATTTCTTTTCACAGCTAGGCAATTCAGCCTCAGTGATTAATTCCCCTTCTAGAATTATTTTGTGAACATACTCTACTGCCTCAGGGAGTTGTTCAAGGGTTAAATCTTCTATGCTTTCCACATTAAAGCGTTGATGGACTAAATGATAAGCCTCAGAATAAATTAACCCCTTTTTGCTCACGAGCATATTCACAGCATTGCGTAGTCCTGTGCGATCATCTACCGTAGTTTTTCGTTCTGCTTTGCCATTAAACCAATAATCATGTAACGCTTGATAACACTCTTTTTTGTATTTGATTAATGTGTCACGGATTTCTGGTTTACAACGATTAATATCAATACCAAATAACCAACCGTTTAAATATTCGATTGGTAAGCAGATCATTTCACGTTTTTTACCATCTTCGGCTACTATGATCATGACGATCATAGTTGAACTTAACACATTATCACGTTTAATCCGTAACAGTTGTGGCTCCCATGATAATCCTATATTTTCACAAATAGGTTTCATTGCCACATAATGCGAACCATTCTGCTCAATGGTAATTAAGGACTGATTGTTAAAAGATACTGTTTGAGTTGAGATTTGATTAGCCATTTCTGACTCCTTTGTTTTATTTTACGAAGATTTGACCTAATAGGGTCGCCAAGAGGTTCGTAAACCGAAACAAAGAACGGCCGGGATTATTCCCCTTTCGGGTGTTGTATTCTCCGCCCTCTCGGCATAGATAAGATATGGTTATGCGTAATGAATGTTTAATGGCAATAAACAAACAAGGTTTCTAAATTTCACGCATAAAAAAACCGCTATGCTATCGGGTGCGGACTTCCGCTTTGTTTTAAGGTTACGAGCCTTGATAAAAATCATAATGAAAAATCCCCTTGGGTGTCAAGGGGATTTGTAAGTTGAACTAAAATATTAACCTATATTATTTTTTTAACTGCAAATACTCGACCAGTGGGGCATATTCAGCGTCAGCCATGATTTGACTAGATACATTCCCCTTGCCTTTTTTGAAAGCGGAATACATTGATTTGACCAAACAACCTATTTCAATTTCTTTCTTACACACAGCAAAATCATTTGTTTTTTTCGCAGCTGCTTCCAAAATAAGTGCAAACATTCTGATGCCCTTAGGAACATCAGCTACATTGCCCAACTTTAATTTTTCTATTTGCTGAACGTATGATTCCACTACTTCTTTAACAATACCTTTCTTATCGACAAATTGGCAGTTATTCAACATTGGGGAGCCTGCGACTTCACCTGCACCTCTGCAGTAAATTTCAACCTTTTGTCCTTTATTTAAATCTATAAGTTTTTCTTGGTCTGATTTTTTAAATCTAGCCTGAACAGAATTGAAACTATACTTATCTTTTGTTGCAAAAGTAATAAATGGCTCATCTCCCATGCCGCTATCTATGCTTTTTATTGTGCCAGATACAATAAACTCTTTGCCTTTGTATTGTTTATCTCCTCTAACTTCATTTTCACCATAGGTTTTTAAAATGCTTTCAGCAGGGATTTTTTCTTTCAATCCTTTAACTTGCTCATTTTCTTTATATAACCCACCAAAACTAGCTTCACTGCCATCAAGATATCCATTAATGTCATCTTCTAAAAAAACACGGAAAGCCTGAATTTCTCTTTCTGTTGGTTGATATTTTACATCTTCAGCGATAGCCGCCCCTGTTAAAGATGAAAAGATGAGTGATGCTAATAATAGTTTTTTCATTTCTAACTCCATTTGGTTTAAATTTGAGAAGACTTTACTACAAAAAAAACTATTTTTCTGTGATTTACCTCTCAAATTTTAAAGGTATTTTTAAATTAGAAATAAAATCTTACCGCACTTTAAGCGTTATAACGTGCGGTTTGTTGTTGTCCATAAATATCTTGGTAATCAATCGACATGGTCAGCTTGCGTGTATCTGCATCAAAATTAGCTTGGTAATCAGTTATTCTGCTTACACCTTCAGTTTCCAACACATAGCGTTTTATTTTGATTTCCCAATCCGCCATATTTACCCCACGCCCCATTTGTTCAAGCCAAGGTAAGCCATGCTCTAGGTCTAAAAACCAGTCATTAGCAAATGACCAAAGGCGAGTTTGTACATTTTGAGCAATGGCATCGGACTCTGTTGCGTAGTTTGAAAAACCTTGCCCAAATGTCCAATCGTGCTCTTTATTAAGTCGTCTTACTCTTGCTGTCATTGTGGTGTTCCTGTGGTTCCGCCGCTATCGCCTGTATGTTTATGGGTTTTACCTGAAATACCGCCTGCTGTTACATCCGTATCGCTAGAGATAACGCCTGTGGAACTATGCGACCCTGTTTGCGAGGTATTGCCCTGATGTTCGATATTCCCTTTAATCAAAATCGAACCGTTTTTGATTCTAATGTATGTGCTGCCATCAAGGGTTTGCATGGATAACCCATCGGTAAAAAATCCGCCAATAGCTTTCGGTACAGAGCATATGCCAGGAATAAACATCGCATCGGATAAATCATGTAGCCTAAAATCTAAAGGCGTTGATGCGCTGCCGTTTTGCCACCATCCGTCAATGCAGCGCTCGGAAAATATGGCAATGCCCTCATCGCCTGCTTTAAGCGGAAATGTCACTGCAAAGCCACCGCCTCGAGGAAAGCTCACAGGTACATCAAGAAGTGGCGGTATATCTGCCCCACTCCCATCGACTAACTGCATTTTTATTTGTATTGCAAGTGATACAGTTTGTTTTGCTGGGTCAAAACTCACCACTTTTGCAGGAAGTGCGGTATGTAAATTCAGTTGGTTTTGTTGGATTTGATGGTCGACTGCGGTTTCTGGCGTTGCTAAGGTTTGTGAGTAGTTCATTTTTTCTTATCCTTGCTTTGCTTATCTGTTTTTTTATCGGATTTCTGACCGCTCTTTTCTTTTTCCACTTTTTGGAATTTCCCACCGACAACTGTCATCTTGCTGTGCCAATCCCCACCGATACCATCGCCCGAATGCGCAAGTTTTATAATCTTGTACTCCCCATTGAAGTACTCAATGATAGATTCAACTTTCACAAGTCCGCCAATTTGTAATGCTGGGTTAAGCAAACAAGTGAGCTCTAACCCCTCATCGGTTTGTTCTGGTGCATTAATCATTCCTGTATCTTGGGAAATCAGTACAGCATCATCACTTAGCACCTTATCTTTCGGCAGGAAAATAAGCGAGCCATCTTGGATAGACCAATCAGCCTTATTATTACGTGCAATTTTAGTGAGAATATCTCGACTATTGCCGTTTAATACCCTACCTCGAGGGAGCTTCCGTTGATTAGGGACATCAATGGCGCCAGACTGTACTTTAGGCATCGTCTTTTGCAATTCTTCGACAATCTGTTTGTCTGTTGCCCCTGCTTTTAATGTCGTTTTGGCTCTAGACTGAGTATAGGCTTGATGCCCATCTGAACACTCAAGCGTAAGAACAAAATCCAATCCCTCTCGTTGGATTCTTGTCTTGGTAATATCTCCCGCATAGATTTGGCGTAACTCGCCATAACCAACCGATAAGGCGACTTTCTTATAATCTTGGCTTAATAATTGGTTGA